CATACACATAGTGCTGTTGGTGGATGGCAACTTATGAAACTACTGACACTGGGAAAGACTAGAACCGCCCTTCGGGGCACTCCAAATGGAATCACCTGACTCACCTGTCACTGGAACCACCAAGGAGGAGAAAGACACAACATCGCACCTCAGCGATGACAGTTATGACATGTTTGACGGCTCTACTACCAGTGGAGACGAACTCGTCAGCGTCACAACTGACCCTGTCGGCGACCGCTCGCCAGGCAGGGCGGGAACCGGAGATGTAGAGCTGAAGCTGGACTTGGAATCAGTGGAAGCAGACGCTCTCCCTACCCTAGGATCTCAGACCATATCTGGGGTCGACAACGACCATAACCGCGTCGTTGTCAACGACGTTGATCTCAACGTCGTGGACGCTTCCGTCAATGTCCAGGCGGAGGATGAGTCCAAATTCGACCACAACGAAGCCCTGACTCTCGAGCAGTTGGGAAGTTGCTTGCGCATACTCACTTACGCGCTTTCAGCAATTATGGAGTCGACCGGCGGTGTGATGGGAATGGCGGAAGCCTCAACCATTACGCTGCAAGTCGAGCCGCTTCGGCGCGATATCAGTGCAATCTGGTACTGTGTCTCGATACTTCTGTCGAACAGCGATCGTTTGCCAGTTGAGTCGTGGATGCAGAGCGGTGCTACCCAGCAGCGCATCGCGTATGAGTCAATCCGCGCGTTTTCGGACGCACGGACCAAGCAACTATTCGGAATTGCGCTCTCTCCGTTAGTTGGCACGCAAGCAGCTCGTGAAACCGAGCTTGATGACTTGGTGCAGCCGGATCCGCCGGCAAAGAAGGCGAGGAGCGAATCGCCTGTGTTCGGAAGCTCCGATCCAGGCAAGGCACCTCCTGCGCCTGATCACCCGCCACCCAAAGGCCCAGCGCCGGTCAAGGATGACGACGAGTTCGCCGACACGGAGGAAGCAACTGCTGCCTTCGACCTGGTGAGCATGTCTTCGCCCAAGCCCGGAAAGCAGGATCACTTTGACAGCATCGAGGGAAATGCCCTCTCGGTGACTGTTTTGATGCCGAAT